GCAGAAGCAGAAGCAGCTTCATTAGCTAGTAAGATCGAAGATGCAGCCCCCAGCGTATCAGTAGCTACGTAAACAAAAGCTACATCGTTGAAAACGTAACTTCACTACGCGATCTCTTGCACTTCTTAAAAATCTGCTATATAAAATACTTACTATACAATTAATTAGAACGTAGACGAGTATAGTCGACGGCCTAGAGACTACGTTCGGAAAACTAGGAGGATATAATTATGGCAAATACAACGTTTAATGGTCCAGTACGTTCGGAGAACGGATTTGAGGCTATTACAAAAAACACATCTACAGGTGTGGTAACTAAACTCGCTGATTTGTTTTCTGCGAATAAAGCTAATACGACAGCTGCTTCAAGAGCAGGTGCGTTATTGCTTAACTCGATAGCAACAGACAGTTTTACAGTTCAAACATACCAAGCTACAATCACGATCGGTGCAGCAGCTACAACTGCAAACGAAGCATCTATCGGAATGCCTGCTAACTTTTTACCGGTAGCGGTAATGGTTACAGTTGACACTGCAGCAGCAAACGCTGTGAACTTACAAGACATTGGAGTTCAAGCTGACACTGATGACTATGTTGATGGCATTTCAGTTGCTGTTAACTCAACTGGATTCAAAGGAATCTTTGGTTGTAACGGTCTTAGAGGTATTTCTGGAACAGACGGAGCTTTAGCTACAGCTGATGAAGTTGCAGCTGTTGTTTCTGGTGTGCCAGGCGGATCTGGTGTGACAATGACTTTAACATTTATTGGAGTTGTTGGATCACAAACTTTAGATTTAACTATCTAATTTAATTATCTTGGTGGGAAACTTTGAGACTTTTTGATCTCAATACCCACCAAGACCAATAAGGAGATTAAAAAATGAAATCAGATGTAAAAGCAGTTAGAAAAACAGATGCTACATCGGTCTTTGGAGGAAGAACTAGATTAAGAGGAATTATTTTAGCTTCAACTGGATCAGCAGGTTCAGTAACTTTACAAGACGGTAACTCTGTTACACAGTTTCAAGTAGATGTTCCAGCTGGAGATGTCTTTGCATATAACTTAGCAGAAGATGGTATTTTGTTTGAAGGCGGCATGACCGTATCAGCAATTTCAAACGCTATTGCTACGATTATATTAGACAAGTAAGGAGATTAAATGGCTAACACTACTTCAGGAACTACAACGTTCGACAAAACATTTGCTATCGATGAGATAATCGAAGAAGCTTTTGATCGTTTAGGTATCTTTACTTTAAATGGTGGACATATGAAAACTGCCAGAAGATCTTTAAATATTATGTTTCAAGAGTGGGGTAATAGAGGACTTCACTATTGGGAAGTAGCAAACAACAATCTTACATTAGTAAATGGCCAAGCTGTTTACACAATGTTTAGATCAACAGGTGATGGCACTTCTGATGCTACAGCTGTTTATGGTGTTGACGATATATTAGAAGCAAATTACAGAGCTTCAAATGTTGACTCACCTCTTACAAAAATAAATAGATCTACATATCAAGGTCTATCAAATAAAACTGCAACAGGGCAACCTTCACAATATTTTGTACAAAGATTTATTGATAAAGTTACAATCACTTTGTATTTAACACCAGGTGCATCACAAGCTGGTAATTTTATAAACTATTATTATGTCAAAAGAGTTCAAGACGTAGGTGTTTACACAAATGCTACTGATGTTCCTTATAGATTTGTACCTTGTATGGTATCAGGTTTAGCTTTTTATTTATGTCAAAAGTATCAACCGCAAAGATGTCAAGAGATGAAACTCTATTATGAAGATGAATTAAATAGAGCGTTGACGGAAGACGGGTCGTCATCATCGTCTTATATAACTCCGAAAACGTATTATCCAAGTGTCTAATTTTTCAAAAGGTAAATATGCAAAATTTATATCTGACCGTTCTGGGTTGGAGTTTCCATACAAAGAAATGGTTAGAGAATGGAATGGATCTAGAGTTCACATATCTGAGTTTGAACCAAAGCAACCACAATTAGAACCAAAACCACATGGTGCTGATCCACAGGGTTTACCAGAAGCAAGACCTGCTAGAATACAATTACCAACACAAGATTTTTTACCTGATAATCCATTTTCTACAATCAATACATCTACGGTAGTAACTGTTTCAGAACCAAACAGTGCGAGACAGACAGGAGATATTGTAAGATTTTATGATGTCAAACAACCTGTTGGTGGTGTAACAGTGTCTACACTTCAACCTGAAACAACTTTAGCTGCTGCTATCAACGACACAACAGATACAATATTGGTAAACGATTCTTCCGCTTTTCCCGCTGCTGGATTTATTGTGATAGAAAAAGTAAATAGTGATACTAAATTATATGAGAATGAAGTTATTCAATACACAGGAAATACTGGTAATACCTTCACAGGATGCACTAGGGGGAGTAATGCTCCAACTAGGGGGAATACTCCTCAAAATACGACAGCTAGCTCTCACAGTCTAGGTGCAAAAGTCCTTGGCGCTTTCTCAATAACTATGATATCAAGTACAGTAAAGAATCCAAACGGGATGCCGGCTACGTTGACAGAAAACAACAGCTATAAAGTTACAGTTTTGTCAGCGGCTACAAGCACAGCTTCTGGTGGCGGATCTCTTGTATCGGCAGGTCCGATAGATAATGGAGTAACTGAATGACATACGATGAATTAAAAACAAAAATTAGAGCTTACACAGAAGTTGACAATAACGTTACAACACCAACAGTTTTAACAGACACTATTTTAGACGGTATCATTGAAGATGCAGAATTTAGAATTTTAAGAGAGGTAGATTCTGACAATAACAGAAGATACGTTACGGCAACAATGGTAGCAGGACAGAGATTTATAGACACCCCTGCTAACCTATTGGTGGTTAGATCTGCTCAAATAGTGGATAAAGATTTAAGCACTTCTCCTACGACAGATAGGAATATTATTGAGTATAGAGATACAAATTTCATGGCTGAGTATAATCCACAAGACACCCAAGGAACGCCTAAATATTTTGGCTATTGGGATCAGGACACTTTGGTTTTTGCTCCCGTGGCAGATGCAGCATACACAATTCAGCTAAATTATATCTTGAAACCTGCTGGATTATCGTCTACAAATACAACTACATATTTGAGTTTGCAGTTTCCCAACGGACTTTTGTATGCATGCCTAGTTGAGGCTTTTAGTTTTCTAAAGGGTCCACAAGATCTCTTGCAATTATACGAACAAAGGTATAAGCAAGCAGTCGAAGGGTTCTCTGTAGAACAAATGGGAAGAAGAAGACGGGATGAGTATATTGAAAGTGCTCCTCGTTTACCAAAACAAGGATAAGGAGATAAAACATGGCAATAACACAAGCAATAGCAAACAGTTTCAAAAAAGAACTATTTGATGGCGATCACGATTTTTCACAATCAGGTGGAGACGTGTACAAAATTGCTCTTTATACTTCTTCTGCAACTTTAAATTCCGCAACAACAGTTTATCCAGGAGACAGTACTGGTAACCAAGTTTCTAACTCAGGACAGTATGCACAAGGTGGAGGAAAACTAGTTAACGGTGGAACTTCAATGACAGCTGGTGTAGCGAGAGTAGACTTTGCAGATAGATCTTTTACTGGCGTAACTTTAACAGCGAGAGGTGCATTAATATATAATACATCTTTCTCTAACAAAGCTGTAGCAGTTTTAGATTTTGGAAGTGATAAGACAGCAACATCAGGAACGTTTACTATTCAGTTTCCAGCAGCCACGTCAACAGCAGCGATTCTAAGGATCTCTGGTTAATAGGAGGTAACTCCTATGGCGTTTAAAACGTATACAGTTACTGTCGCAACAGGCAGTAGGTACGGCGGCGGGACAGGGAACGTATTTTATTTAGACGGTGTTCGTACGATGGACGTCGATGTAGTCGGCGGCTTAACGTATGCTTTTAATCAAGACTCTGGTACAAACGATAATCACCCATTAGTTTTTTCTACAACGACATCAACAGGTCAGATGATTTCATCTGGTGTCGTTTACAAGTTAGATGGATCTGTTGTATCCGCTGCTAACTATACTGACACAACAACTTTCAATGCAGCAACAACTCGTTCTGTTGAACTTACAGTTTCTCAAACTTCAGATTTTTATTTTATTTGTTATGTGCATGGCTCAGGTATGGGCGGTGTTATGGATCTATCCGTTGATGGATGGGGTGCATTAAATTGGGGCGATGGTGCTTGGAACGCTCAAGACGATGCAACTTTACAATTAACAGGTCAACCAATGACTATTGCTCAAGGAAATGCAGAAGCATTTCTACGAGAAGGTTGGGGTACAACTAACTGGGGCAATGGTGAATGGGGTGACGTAACAGATTCTGGCGGCGCGTTCACAGGTATTGGAATGTCCGCAACACTTGGAAGTGTAACAATTGATAGTCAAATAAATCAAGGTTGGGGTAGATTAGGTTGGAACATAGCTTCGTGGGGAACTTTCGGAACAGCTGTACCAACAGGTATACAAGCAACAGCAACAATAGGATCCGTAACTATAACTTCACAAATTAATTCTGGTTGGGGCAGAGCTGAATGGGGCAATGAAGGTTGGGGTGTTAACGAAACAGAAGTAAACGTTAATGTAACAGCTTTACCTATGACTATGGCTCTGGGTAATGAAACAACAACTGCAGAAGTAAATTCAGGTTGGTCTAGAGCTGCTTGGGGTGATCAAGTTTGGGGTGACACAGATGAAGCTGCAGCAATTACTGGAATCTCAATGTCTGCAACACTTGGAAGTGTTACAGCAGAAGCAGTAGTTAATGTTGGTTGGAGCAGAGCATCATGGGGTAATGGCCCTTGGAATGATAACGCTTTTGTTCCGATTGCAGAATTAACAGGTATACAAGCGACAGCAACCGTTGGCTCTGTCACAATAGATGGACAAATTAATATTGGTTGGGGCAGAGGTTTATGGGGTAACCAAGTATGGGGTCTACCAAACGAAGGAGCTGCACCAACAGGTATTGCAATGTCTGCAACTCTTGGCAGCGTATCAATATCAAATCAAGTAAATACTGGTTGGGGTAGAGCTGCATGGGGTCAACAACCATGGAACGAAAACACTACATTAGTAACAGCTAAACCTACCGGAATCGGTATGTCAGCAACGATTGGAACTGTAACAACAACTGAAGAAATTAACAGAGGTTGGGGCAGATACGGTTGGGGTGAAGGAAACTGGGGTACACCTGATAATACTATAAATGTAACAGGTCAATTAATGGCCGCTAATTTGGGTCAAGCAGACCCTTCTCCAGACGTCATGTTAACAGGTATTGGCATGACAATGAACGAAGGCACGGAAACGGTTATTGCAGACGGTATTGTAATACCTACTGGAATAGGCTTGACAGCTAACGTAGGAAGCGTGTATAATTTGATCTGGAATGAAGTAGACACCGGCACAACCGCTACATGGAAAGAGGTTGACACCGCAGCTTAAAACAGCAAAATTTAATCAAAATTAATATTTGACACTATTGTTAAATTTTAATAAAAACAAAAGAGGATATAAAAATTATGGCAAACTCGACATCAGCAAGTTTAAAATTGACTGTTCAAGCTACTGGGGAAAACTCAGGAACGTGGGGTCAAATAACAAACACAAACTTATTAATAGTTGAACAAGCTATCGGCGGATACGATACGTTCAATATTACAAATGCAAATAGAGCATTAACTTTTACTAACGGTGCCGTATCAAACGGTAAAAACGCAGTAATCAAATTAACTGGAACTATTACAACTAACATCAACGTAACAATTCCAGATTCAATTGAAAAAACTTTTATTGTATCAAATGGTACAACAGGTGCTTACACTGTAACTTTCAAAACTTCTTCAGGAACTGGAGTTACTTGGGCGACAACTGACAAAACTACAAAAATGGTTTTCTCAGATGGAACTAATGTTGTTGATACTGCTTTCACAGATTTATCATCTGACATCACACCACAATTATCAGGCGTATTAGATACAAATGGTAATGACATTGTTATCGACACTGGTGGAGCGTTAGAAGATGATTCAAATAACGAATACATTAAATTTGTAAAAACTAGTTCAGCAGTTAACGAAATTTCTGTAACTAACCAAGCTACAGGTTCAGGCCCTGATGTGTCTGCAACTGGTGGTGACACAAACATTGATTTAAACATTAATGGAAAAGGTTTAGGAAGAGTAACGTTAGGCGCTGGTAAAATTCAACAATTAACTGAGAAGATGACAATCGCTGCAACTGGTACAACTGGTACAGTGAACTTCGACGTAATTACACAAGCTGTTCTTTACCACACAGCAGCATCAGCCGGTAACTTTACAGTTAACTTTAGAGGCGATGGTTCAAACTCACTAAACAATATCATGGATACAGGTGAGTCTTTAACTGTTGCATTCTTAACAACAAACACTGGCACACCTTATTACAACAACGCAGTCACTATTGATGGTTCTTCTGTAACACCAGAATGGCAAGGCGGATCTGCTCCAACAGGCGGAAATGCAAACTCCATCGATGTGTATACATACACAATTATCAAAACAGGTGATGCGGCGTTTACAGCGTTAGCTGCACAATCGCAGTTCGCGTAATAGGAGGATAGGAGAAAGATGCCAATACTAGGATCATTCGCAGCAGGATCTGGAAAAGGTTTCGGTTTAACAGCTGGATCTAGTCCATACATGGAAGCAAACGGAGGAAGTGTATCTGAAGTCGGGGATTACAAAATTCACGTCTTTACGAGTCCAGGTAACTTTATTGTTTCTAAAGCACCAGACCCAACATTAGCTTACGCTGATTATTTGGTTACAGGTGGAGCTGGCGGAAACGCACCTTCAAACAGAGGTACGGCAGCAGGAGGATTCAGAGAATCTGTTCCTAACCCTGCAGCTTGGACAGGAAGTCCATTAGCAAATCCAAATGGCGCTTTACCAATGTCCGTTGCAACATATCCAATTTCAATTGGTGCAACTGGATCTCCACAACCTTCACAAAATACGCAAGGTAACAATGGAAACGCATCTTCATTTTCAACAATATCTGCTGCAGGTGGCGGAGGCGGTGGCGTAGGTCACTATACTCAACCTGTAAAAAGTAACCCAGGAAAACCTGGCGGTTGCGGTGGATCAGGCGGGGGATACCCTCCTAACACTGGTGCTGGCGGCGGAACTGGAAACAACCCTCCAACTAACCCACCTCAAGGACAACCTGGCGCGTGGAATGGCGGAGGCGGCTGCATCGGATCGGGCGGCGGCGGCGGAGCTGCGGGGGCTGGAACTGAAATTGCTGGCGGTATTTCAAACATCGGAGTACCGGGTTCAGGAACTCCTAACGCACCAAACTTAAGATATTTTGCTGGCGGATCTGGACAAGGTGGTTCAGGAGATGGTAATGCTCCGAATAACCCAACTGGTGGAACTGATGAAGCATACGGCGGATCTGGTGGACCAAGTGGTCTTGTACTAATAAGATATAGGTTTAAATAATTATGGCTGAGTTTGCAAAAATAGACGAGAATAATATTGTATTAAGAGTAGATCACGTAGAAGATAATATCGCTACAGATGAAGCTGCTGGACAAGCGCATTTAGAAGAAACAACTGGATGGCCTGCTGCACAGTGGATTATGACTGATAAAAATACACACAGAAATGGAACATTAAATGGTGGTTCACCTTTTAGAGGTAACTACGCTGGAATAGGATACGAATGGGATCCATCAGAGCAAGTGTTCTGGCCAATCAAAGGAGACAATCCTGCTTCATGGGTAAAAAATACTACAACTTATGATTGGGAATCACCTGCAGGTTTATTACCAGATTTAACAGATGATGAATTATTAACACACTACTGGAGATGGGACGAAGGCACATTACAGTGGGAAAAATTAGAGTATGCTACACCTATTACACAAGCAGAATATGATGCAGCACCGGATAAAGACGAACTACTTGGAAGAAAAAGATAAATAGTTTATAATAGAAAGATGAAAAAGAAAGTATTAACAGAAGTGGCTCTGTTCACTGACACTGTCAAAAGACCCAAAGGTTACGAGCAAAACAACGCTCAAATAAAAGCTGATATATTAGAAGCACAACTTCAACACAACACTGTTGCTGACACACCAACTAGTTATAGATTTTTTGATTATAAATTAAAATATTCAAAAGACATGGGCTACATTCATGAGTGGGTAAAAGAATATGCAGAGATGAAACACAATTTAGTTTTAATTGAAGAATTATCTTTTGGTAATATTATACAACACGCTGAACAATCTTTTTCTAGAAAAGTTCTTGAAGAGAATGATCTTAAGAACGAACCTGATTACGTTATGGTGTACGCCGTAGATGTACTCCCTGATTCTGCTCAAGTTGTTATTGAATATGATAACAATAAACATAAAGATAAAACTTGGTTTCAACCTTTGAATACAGGTGACTTTGTATTATTTCCTACAACTCAAAGATTCTTTATTGCAGGTAACGAATCAAAACACCCTAACACATTTTTGATTACAACCTTTAAGGAGGTGTAATGTTATTAAAAAACTATTTTTGGTATTTTCCTGGAGCAATCCCTGAAAGACTTTGCAATCAAGTTATAGCTACAGCAATGAAAGAAAAAGGTATGAGGGGTCTTACTGGAGACACTAATCCTGACACAGCAACTGAAGAAGAATTAAAATCTATAAAAAAGAAAAGAGATTCAAAAATAGCTTGGATGAACTATCCTTGGTTGTATAATTTATTTATACCTTATGTTACCAATGCAAATAATAATGCTGGTTGGAATTTTCAATTTGATGAGTCAGAGTCTTGTCAGTTTACAGTATATGAGCCAGGTCAATTTTATGACTGGCACGCAGATTCAAAAGAAGAACCGTATAAAAATGGTAAGATAAGAAAACTATCTGTTACTGTTTCTTTATCTGACCCAAAAGATTATACAGGTGGTGAACTAGAATTTGATTTTAAAAACAATGATCCTCTGCAACCTAACAACAGACATATATGTAGAGAGATATTACCTAAAGGATCTATAGTAGTGTTTCCTAGTTTTGTGTGGCACAGAGTAAGACCTGTGTTAAGAGGAACAAGATTATCTTTAGTTATATGGAACTGTGGGCACCCTTATAGATGAGTTTTAAAAAAAATAAATACTGTGTAGCAAAGAAAGTTGTATCAAAAGAACTAGCTTTGTTTTGTTTTAATTATTTATTAATAGCTAAAGCAGCAGCTAAAACTTTACGTGATAAAAAACAAATATCAGATTTTGATGCAACGTGGGGTGTATTCAATGATCAACAAGTTGATGGAACTTGGAGTAAATATGGTGACATCGCTATGGAAACTTTATTATTAAAATTATTACCTGTTATGGAAAAAGAAACAGGGTTAAAACTAATACCTACATATGCTTACACAAGACTTTATAAAACTGGAGATGAATTAAAAAGACATAAAGACAGACCAAGTTGTGAAGTATCTACTACTTTGTTTTTAGGTGGTGATGAATGGCCTATCTTTTTAAGTCCAAACGAAAACGTTGGTGGACCAGGATCAGGTGCAACATGGTCAAGTGATGCAAAAGGCATAGCAGTAAATTTAAAACAAGGCGACATGTTAATTTACGATGGTGTTCAACTAGAGCATTGGAGAGAAAAATTTACGGGTGAAGAATGTGCTCAAGTATTTTTACATTATAATACAGACACAAAAGAAAATAAGATAAGAGAGAATGATACAAGACCTTGTTTAGGTACGCCTGCTTATATGAAACTTCCTAAGTTTTAATGATTGTTTCTAGGTTCGCTAAATATCTAACAGCGGTAGAATATCCAAAAGAAAAAACATCTTGGAATATTGCAGGTATCTTAAAAGACAAGAATGCTTTTTATAAGTTTGATGTTAGAGACATGAAACGAGAGTCTGATAATCATTTATTTCAGACAGGTAAGACAGATACTAAAGCAGACAAAATGGTATTTGAATTTAACAAACAATGGGTGATAATTGATATTGAAGAGCTACATAAATACATTGAAGAAAAGAAAGACAAAGAGTTTAATCTTGATGATTTACTTGAGAAATTAGAATGGAACATAATAATAAAAAAATCCTAGGTATAAACATTTCTCACAACCCATCTATTTGTATTTATAGTAATGGCAAAGTAATAGATTTTTATAATGAAGAAAGATTTACATTAATTAAAAATGATATGCCTACACCTGATACAGAGATCTATCAATCCATATTACAACATATTGACTTTAGACCAGATATGGTTTGTTACGCTTCGTTTGGTAGAAACTATGACTATTGTCCTATTACAGATCAAGACATCATAAACAAACTACAGAAGCAATTAGATCATCCTCCATATTTCTTTGATATAAAAGAACATCATTTGTATCATGCTATCACAGCTTTTTATTTTTCAAAGTTTGAGGAAGCTACAGCTATTGTTATTGATGGTGGTGGTTCTTGTAAATTTTATATTCCATATCAAGAAGTTGAATCTGTCTATGAAATTAATAATAAAAAAATTATACCTACATATAAACACAGCAGCGCATATAGATTACGTAAAAAATTATTTGGTTCTGAAACTGAAATATCTATGTATCTAAATGGATTTAAAAATAAATTTTCTACACAGTGTGTTGGTGGTATGGCTTTTGAAGAAGCAACCATAGCTGCAGGTTTCAAAGATGCTAATGATGCTGGTAAGTTGATGGGTCTATCTTCGTACGCACATGACGCTAATAAATATCCATTAGATTATGAAAAAGTAAAAATAGCAAAAGAAGTACAAGAGAAAACATTTTATGATACGTGTAGATTAATTGAGAAAGCAAAAAGTAAAAATATAATTATGTCTGGTGGTTATTTTCTAAATTGTTCTAACAATTTTAAATACGTAGAAAAGTATCCAGACTTAAATTTTTTCATAGATCCAATACCACATGATGCAGGCACAGCGATAGGAGCAGCGATATATTATGACAGATATTCTTGAAGCTTTGAAAATTTTAATAGATCAAAAACCTTTGGTTATCTTTCATGGTAAAAGTGAATGGGGACCTAGAGCTCTAGGCAACAGATCTATTTTGTTTGATCCTAGAAACCCAGAGGCAAAAGAGATTGTAAATAAATTTAAAAGAAGAGAATGGTGGCGACCATTAGCTGGCACAGTATTACAAGAACACGCACATACATATTTTGATATGGGATCATTAAAGACAAGTCCATATATGTCTTTCGCTGTAAAAGCAAAATTAAGAGCTGTAAACGAAGTGCCGTCTATTGTACACGTTGATGGTACATGCAGAGTACAAACTATTAACAAAGGTCCTTTGTATGATTTGATTGCAGCTTTCTATACAGAAACAGATGTGCCTATCTTATTAAACACATCTTTTAATTTAGCTGGATACCCTATTGTTGAAAACAAAGAGTTTCTAGAATTTACTAAAAGATCATCGGAGTTTAAATATGTCTACGAAGTTTAGTTTTCTATGTGCACTACCTAGAACAGGTGCAACCTTTTTAGGTTCAATGATAAATCAAAGCAAACAAATACAAATGACACCTAATAGTATTTTACCTGATGTTGTTATTAATATCTTGAAAACAAGAGAGTCTAGCGTATTTAAAAACTTTCCATACTTTAGAGGTCTAGAGAATATCTTACTAAATACTTTTGAAAATTATTACAAAGACATACCTGCTCATATATTAGAAAAAGCACCATGGGGTACACCAAGTAATTTAGAATTATTAAAATGTATATTTCCAGATAGAAAGTTTGTAATTTTAGTTAGACCGATACTAGAATGTCTTGCCTCATTTGTAAAAGCAAAGACAGACAAAAGTGATATAGATTCTTTTTGTGATTCTCTTATGAATCCTGATCATGGTATACTGGGTAAAAACATATGGTCTATCAATAATTTGATAGATGAGGAAGAGCAGCACATTGTTATAACTTACAATGAACTTGTACAAAATCCACAAAAACAAATAGATAAGATATTTCAATTCTTACAACTAAAACCAGAAAAGCTATCTCTTACAAAACAGTTTAGTTTTGGTGATATGCAATACGATGATGAGCATGTAGAAGGACCTTTTCATTCAATCAGGGTAGACAAAATAAACAAAATAAATTATAAGGTTGAAGATTATTTGCCCAGAAGGATTATAGAACGATATGAGAATATTAGTATTCGGACTGCCGGGATCAGGTAAGACAACCTTTGCAAGACAGTTGTCTGCAGGTTATGCTTATTTTAATGCTGATGAAGTTAGAAAGATGTTTAACGATTGGGACTTCTCTCCGACAGGTAGAACAAGACAAGCACAGAGAATGGGATGTTTATCTTCTCTTGTAGATGGTCATGCGATTGTAGATTTTATTTGTCCGTTTGATGACGACAGGCATGAGTATGATGTAAAGGTTTGGATGAATACAATTAAGAAAGGTAGATTTGATGATACAAATCAAATGTTTGAAAAACCAAGTCACTGTACTTTTGAAATTAAAAATTTTGACTATCAAGATGTAATAAAGGAGATTCGTGATAAATTATAAAAAACCTACAGCACAAATGTTAGGAAGGTTTCAACCTTTTCACGAAGGTCATTTTGAACTTTTTAAAAAGACGTTAGAAAAGACAGGACAAGTTATTATCATGGTTAGAGACTGTGATGGAGAAAATAATCCGTATGGCTACGGTACTGTAAGAAGAAAAATTATTAGACGACTAAGAGAATACAGAGGTATGTTTGAAGTTGTACGTGTCCCTAATATTACAAACATTTGTTACGGTAGAGATGTTGGTTATTCTATAGACAAAATAGAATTACCTGCAGAAGTAGAAGCAATCTCTGCTACAAAGATTAGAAATGCTAGATAGCTTTTATAATAAAAAATTTTTTAACAGAGATACTATTGGTTATTTATGTGACACGATAGAACAAGAACATTTTCAAATAGAAGAAAACAAAAATCAAGCAGAAGGTAAAAAGAAGACTAGAACACTATTGGTTCATCGTAATAAAATTAAACATATTATTAAAGACTTAGAGTCTTTTATTGTCTGGGTAAATGACAGACATTTTGGATACGATCTCTATCCTTTCAACGATCACGATATATGTCTATATAATATTTACGATCCACATGGTGAATATGGTTATCATGTTGATACTTCAAGATCAGATGTGTGGGATATGAAACTAACAGTGCTAGTAAATCTATCAACAGAAAAATTTACAGGAGGACAATTTATGATATACAACGGTGTAGAATATGAAGTGCCAGAATTATCTGAGCCTGGTTCAGTGTTGATTATCAAGTCTTTCTTGAATCACAAGGTTCAGCCAATCCTCTCAGGACAAAGAAAAACCCTGACTTTATTCGGTTGCGGACCTAAAATAAAATGAATATACTACTAGGATTATGCCATTAAAGAAATTACAGTTTGCACCAGGATTCAACAAACAGGCCACGGCATCAGGAGCTGAAGGTCAATGGATAGATGGTGATAATGTTAGATTTAGAACAGGACTACCAGAAAAGATAGGTGGCTGGAAACAGCTTACTGTTTCTCAAAAAGAACTACCTGGTGTTGCTAGAGCACAACATGCTTTTACCTCTTTGGCTGGAGAGAAGTACACTGCTATTGGTACATCTCAAGGTTTGTTCTTATACTATGGTGAAGACTTCTATGACATAACACCTTTGGCAACCGCCATAACAGGTGGTACTTTTACATCTACAAACGGATCTGCAACAGTAACGATAAACAAGACTTCTCACAATCTAGCTGTAGGTAGATACGTCACTTTCTCTAGTGTAACTTTACCTGGAGGTGGAGCTACCGGATACTCTGTTACAGATTTTACAACAAAGACTTATGAAGTTATAAGCGCTGCAACCAACACATTTACAATCACGATGTCAGCAAATGAGTCTGGATCTGGTATGACTGCAGCGGGAGGTGTAACTATTAATCCGTACGAAAACGTTGGACCGACTTTCCAAACAACAGGTTATGGTTGGGGCACATACCTTTGGGGTAACTCTACATGGGGCACAGCAAGAACTGTATCTGATGTAACGTTAGATCCAGGTATCTGGTCACTCGATAACTTTGGTGAAGTTCTAGTTGCAACTATACACAACGGAAAAACTTTTACTTGGAACGCAGGAGCTGCTGGTGCTAGAACAGTTAGAGCGTCAGTTACTACGTCAGGATTTCAGACGGGTGCGAATCCAACGGCTTCTATCATGACACTTGTATCTGATAGAGATAGACACTTATTTCATTTAGGAACAGAAGAGACAATCGGTGACACAGGTACACAAGATCCTATGTTTATCAGATTCTCTGATCAAGAAAATTTAAATCAATATCAACCAACAGCAACAAACACTGCTGGAACTTTTAGACTCGACGCAGGTAGCGAGATACGAGCGGCTGTAAATGCAAAAGACTACACACTAGTTCTTACAGATAGAGCAGCTTACGTTATACAATTTGTTGGACCACCTTTTACATTTAGTGTTAGACAAGTTGGTACAGGTTGCGGATGTATTGGACAAAACGCAGTCGTGTACGCAGATGGTGCTGTGTATTGGATGGGTGATGCAGGCGGTTTCTTTGTGTACGATGGTACAGTTAAATCTTTACCTTGCTTAGTTGAAGACTTTGTGTTTACAACTGACGGCACTAATCTTGGAATTAATTTTGGTTCTAATCAAACTATTTCAGCAGGATACAATTCTTTATACGATGAAGTTATGTGGTTCTATCCTAAAAACGGATCTACACAAATTGACAGAGTTGTTACATATAATTACGCAGAGAATGTGTGGACGACTGGATCATTAGCTAGAACAACATACGTTGACGCTTATGTGTTTGATAACCCTTATGCAACAGAATACTCAGCGACTGGCACACCAAACTTTCCAATACAAGGAATTACAAATAGATATGGTGCAACAACATACTACTCTCATGAAGATGGCACTGACCAAGTTGCTAATGGCACAACAACTGCAATAGAAGCTTTCATAACATCAGGAGACTTAGACATTGATGATGGTGAAATATTCACATCTATCAGAAGATTTGTACCTGATTACAAATACATTACTGGTAATTCTAAAATAACATTGTTTGTAAATGACTATCCAAACAATGCAAAGAGAAGCTCACCCCTTGGTCCTTTTACTATCACGTCTACAACAGACAAAGTTGATACAAGAGCTAGAGGTAGGTTGATAGCAATTAAAATAGAAAACGAAGCTGCAGGCGAAACTTGGAGATACGGAACTTTAAGAATAGATGCACAACCAGACGGTAGAAGATAATGGCAAAGATAACTATATTTATACCAGAACCAAAAACTGAATACGAAGTAGAAAATCAAAGACAAATTCTTGCGTCTCTTGATGGTATGAAAAATCAACTTAATTTTGCTTTTCAAAAAGATTTAAAAGACGAGCAAGATGCTTTCAACTATTTTATGAACTAATGACTATACAATATAAAAATCAAGCTTTTAAACAAACAGACACAAGCAAAACTACGGTGCTTACTTGCCCTACTAATGCAATAATTATAGTTAAAAGTATATATGTTGCAAACAACGATGCATCATCAGGCATTGTGGTAAATATGAATTTTGTTGACTCATCAGATGCTAGCACTGAGTATGAATTTTTTCGAGATGAAGTAGGAGCTAAATCACAAGTAAATGCTTCACCTCAAGGCTTGAACTTGGAAGCAGGTGATGCTATAACTGTGCAAGCAGCCACAGGAAGTAGTAAGATACAAGGCCTGATAAGTTATGCTTTAATAGACAGATCGCAAGAAAATGGATAATGATATACTAAAAATAAATTGTACAACCGTAACTGTTTGTAAAAACAAGTTTACTGGTAGAGTATATAAAGACGAAGTAGAAATGAAAGCGGATATTGATGATCCAAATACAGATACAACAACAGACCATGTCCAACAGGATACAACTGTACACGTATCACCAAAAGGTATGAATGCGTTACAAAAATTATTTAAAAAATAGTATACAAATTGTAAATAATTTTTTAACCGGATCAGAGATAAAAGATGCAATGGATTTTTTTATGTCTAATGACAAGAAAAATTTTACAGATAGACAAATTGTTAATATAGAAAACATGCCTACAATAAAAAAGAAATGTGAGGATTGTACAGGAGTTACCATAGATTGGTGGCAAGTCGTTAGATGTCCTGATGGTTCTTCTTTTCATGACCACAAAGACACAGCATCAGATAAAACTATTTATTCTACCATTATATTTCTTAATGATGATTTTGCAGGTGGCCATTTAGTTTTAGGTAAAAATACTGTAGTAACACCTGTAGCAGGTAGAGCTGTATTTTTTGATGGTGTTAACATAGAACATAGCGTGACTAGAAATTCAGGTGGAGATAGATACATAATAGCAGGATGGTTTAAATGAAGCCAATGGGCGGAACAGAATTACAGATGGCATATCTACATAAATTTGTAGATAAAGAATTATTAGACAAAGTACAGATTACAACTTCCATACCAGAAAAAATACCTTTATCAAAAGATAAGCCAAATATATTGTGGCAAAAAAATTCTTGGGATCAACCAAACATACATCCTTGGTTTAAAGATAAAAACAATCATAGTAAATATGATTGGTATGTTTTCAATAGTCATTGGAACTATGAAAATTTTACAAAGATGTTTGATCTGCCTACAATCAAATGTGTAGTTATTAAGAACGGTATAGATAATATACCTGCAAGAGAAAAACCATTTCATCCGAAAAGAGACAAGTGTAGAATTATACATCACTGTACACCATGGAGAGGATTGAACGTATTGCTTGGTGCTATGGAGTTAATCAAAGATCCTATGATAGAACTAGACGTATACTCTAGCTGTGAGGTATATGGAAAAGACTTTGCAGAAGCAAACGATCCAACATATCAAAAACTATATGATCAAGCTAAAAAATTACCAAACGTAAATTACATCGGATATAAATCAAACGAGTATATAAAAAGACATCTTAAAAATTACAATATGTTTGTATACCCAAGTATATGGGAAGAAACATTTTGCATATCTTTATTAGAATCTATGGCAGCTGGTCTATTTTGTATTACGACAAACTATGGTGCATTGTATGAAACAGGTGCTGAGTATCCTATGTATATACCGTACAGTAAGGACTATAGAATGCTAGCTAGAAAATTTGCCATAGGTATAGAGGCAGCAAAGAAAACATTATCACAACCCGCAATCATAGATCATTTGGAAAGACAAAAAAATTATGCTAACATATATTATGGCTGGCCAAAGATAGCTATGACTTGGACACAACTATTGAAAGGAATAACAAATGGAAAATAACGAACCAATAACATTTGACGTAACAGGTCAATCAGATATAAAATTAATAAAAGACCCTATCAAGATTATGGTGGGTACACCTGTACATAGTGAGTGTTCAATACACTACACACAAGCCCTACTAAAATTTCAACAACAATGTATGCAGAGAAACATACTGGTTAGTTTTACTTTATATAAATCATCACTAGTACAACAAGGTAGAAACTTAATTGTATCTGAGTTTATGAACGAACCAAATAAACATACACACTTATTATTTATTGACTCTGATATAGACTTCCAAGCTGAGTCTATATTTAAGATGTTAGAAAAAGATAAAGACATTATAGCAGTGCCTTATCCAATGAAATATATTGATTGGGGTAAAATTAAAAGAAGAATGGATGCATTCAAAATGACAGATATAAAAGAGATTGCCAAAGCTGGCTTTCACTACCCTATAAAGGTAGAAGGTATGAACGAAGTAGTGGTGGACAACGGTGTAGCAGAGGTAACACATGCCCCAACTGGATGCATGTTAATTAAAAGAGATGTTATAGAGCGAATGATTAAGAAGTATCCAGAGCTAGAAATACATCAACCTACACTAGTTAATGGTGTAGAAGACTATAAGAAGAATTTTTATAATTTATTTGAGTGTTTACACGATCCAAAGACTAAACAATATTATGGCGAAGACTTTGGTTTCTGTAAAAGATGGACCGCTATGGGTGGTAAAATACACCTATATTGTATGGATCACATATCACATACAGGTGAGTATGAATATTGTGGTAGATATTGGGATGAATTACAGGCTTCTAAAAAGGCTATTGAGATAAGAGAAAAGTCTGTTGACCAGCCCAAAAAAATCACATAAAATAACAGATTACAGGATCTGTAAGCCTGCCAATAACAATTTAGCTAAATTATGACAATATCTAGAGGACAGATGAATAGAGAATTATACGGATTAGGTAGCCTAGTTAAGAAGATTACTGGGGGAGCCAAGAAAGCTGTTAAAAAAGTAGCAGGTGGTATAGGTGATATTTTATCATCTGATATAGGTAAAGCTGCTCTTATAGGTTTTGGTGCATATAAATTAGGACCTATGTTAGGTACTAAGATGAGCGGTATGACTTTACCTAAATTTATGACAAGTAAAGCAGCTAAGAGTTTAGCTATAGGTGCTGCAGGCACATTGTTTGGTGGAGCTCTTGCAGGTAAAACTGAAGAAGAAGTTGCAGAAATTACTAGAGATACTGATTCTCTAAAATCATATTTGACACAATACTATACAAATCTAAATCCTGAATTAAGACAAAGACCTGATCTTGTAGAAAAATTTGTAAACTCCCAAGTCGTAGAATATAACCAAGGTAGAGGAGGTTATGCTGAAGGTGGAGATACAGCCAGTGATAACGCCATGCAAGCGGCGGGTATCGAGGGACTACCTATGAGACAAAATCCAGAAGGTATTATGGAGCTAGATCTTAGAAATACTGGTGGATTTATACAACCAGTTGGTATAAAAGAAAAAGAAGATGATATCCCAGCGATGTTATCAAACAACGAATTCGTATTTACAGCCGATGCTGTACGAGGCATGGGTGAAGGAGATGTTAACAAAGGGGCTCAACGTATGTATAACATGATGAAAACCCTTGAAAGAGGAGGAAGAGTTTAATGGCAGAAGTCCAAACAGTAAGACAGGCACCCGCAGAGTTTATCGAAGCAGCCGGCAAAACGTATTTAGATGATCTAACAAAAGCAGTTGGTGGTTTTAAAACACAAAATCTTGCTGACATTATGGGTCGACAGTTTGTTGCTGGACCTGGTGCTTTAACAACACAAGCAGAAGGACTGACTTCTGGACTTGGTGGCTTCCAACCTTTCTTAACGGCAGCACAAGGATTAACTGGACCAACAGCTTATCAATCCTACATGTCACCTTTTCAACAAGATGTTATTGATACAACACTTGCAGAGTTTGATAGACAGACACAAGCTGGCCTACCTTCATTAGCAGCTAATGCTATTCAAGCAGGAGCATTTGGTGGCGGCAGACAAGGTGTTGCAGAAGCAGAATATTTAACAGGTCAAGCTAGAAACAGAGCAGCATTACAAGCTCAATTATTAGGACAAGGATTTACCCAAGCACAAGGTTTAGCTCAACAAGACTTTTCAAGAAACTTAAATTTAGCACAACAAACACCTGCATTAGTTGGTCAACAGATTGCAGGCTTAACAACGCTTGGTGGTCAACAACAAGCAAGAGCTCAACAGTTATTATCAGCTGATCAACAACTTGCACAAAGACAAGCATTCCAACCTTTGGAAGCAGCGCAAACTTTAGGTTCTGGTATTGTACCTTTGATATCAGGATATCCTGGTGGAGAGAAAACAATGACAACACCTTCTCCAGGTGCATTACAAACAGGATTAAGCACAGGTGCTACGTTGGCTGGTATCTATAGATTAATAAGAGGATCTGCATAATGAGTGTAACTTTAAAAAGACCAATGTTTAGAAGAGGTGGAGAAGTTAACGAAGGTATTATGGAGTTAGCTAAACCTAGAACTAATTTTAAAACTGGTACTAATGAAGAAATGATTCAAGAGATATTTGAAACATCAGGTTTATCACCATCAGGTAGAAGCTATGCTGAAACAGCTATGAAACTTGCTAACCTAGGTAAGCCATCTGATTCAGATTTATTAACTAACGTTTTAATTCAAGGTGGATTAAGAGGTATGTCAACTGCAGGTAAAGGTGGTACACTTGCAAACTTAGCTTCTGCTTTTGAAGCGCCTGTTGGTCAAGCGTTAAAAGCAAGACAAGCAGGTAAATCTTTAGGCACAGCTGGTGCTCTGAAAGGTCTTGAATTAGGAATTAAAAAAGATATTGCAGATAGAACACTAGATAGAAAATTAGCTAAAGGTTATGAGTCTGGTACTATTGCAGCAATTACAAAAGAAGTACAGTCCGCTTTGGGCAAAGATGTGGTAGGAGATGAAGCTAGAAGAATAGCAGTTAACATAGCTCCTAAAGTTGCAAAGGCTAGAACAACACCTGGTATATTTTATCAAGGTATCCTAAAAATGGATGACGATGATAAAACTAGACCAGACATGTCAAGATTAATAGGACAACCAAACGGAGCTGTTTTTTTAAATCCATATAACAATCTGTTTTACATTGTAGACGACGGTAAATTAGTACAAGCAGATCAATCGACATTACGAAAACAAGCTCCAGATACAGAGGAGTAACATGGATGATAAGGAATTTATAATTCCTAAAGGGGAACAAGATTTCTCTATAGAAAAGCCAGAGGAATTTATCATTGGTGCTGATGAAGTTGAAACATTAACACCGCCTCCAGCAGACGAGAATGAAATAAGTCAAATACATGGTGCTATGGCTGGTATAGCGTCAGGTGTTATTAAAGTACCTGAAGGTATATTTTCATTAGGTGCAGAGTTAATGGATCTAACTGGTATTACAACAGATGCTGCAGCACGAGTAGAACAGGTATTTGATAAAATAAATATATTTGAAGAGACAGCTGAAAAAACAGCTGCAGGTAAAATTACACAAGCATTAGTACAAATAGGTGTACCAGCAACGTTTGCTGCAACAGCAGCAAGAAAGGTAGCACTAAAAGCATTACGTGCAAGAAAAGCTGGCACATATTTAAATCCTAAAGCAAAAAATTTACAAAAAGGTTTAAAGAAAGCAAAACAATTAAAGAAAGCTGCACCTACATTATCAGCAAAACAAAACATAGGTGTAATTGCTTTAGGTGGCGCAGCAGGAGAAACTTTAGTTGGTGATGTAGAAGATATAGGAACTATCGGTGATGTATTCGAAGCTGGTCCAACAGAGTTAGATAGAGATGTACAAGCAGATCCACAAAAAGATGCTGCAAGAAAATTATTAAACAGATTAAAATTTAGTTCTGAGTCTATACCACTTACCGGATTAGTATTTGGTTCAGGTTTTGCATTAAGAGAACTAGGTAAACGTGGTAAGCAGATGGCATACAGCAGCGATAAATTAATAAGATTTTTTGATAAAGTCGGTTCTGCTTTTAGACCTAGAGGTGCACAACCTCAAGAAGTGTTTTTAGCTAAAAGAACTGAAAAAGGTAGACAGATGGCAGATACAAATTTTGCTATGGAACAAGTAAAACGTATTGATAAAGAAGTAAATCAAATGTTTCCTACACTTAAAAATTTTTTAAATAAAACAAATGATGAAAACAGAGGTAAGTTTTTAAAAGAAGTAAATGATTTGATGTTTGAGGGAGATATAAAAAAAGGTATACCAGCTGATGCTGCAAATCTTTTTGCAAAGTCTGCTAGAAAACAAGGTGCAAAAGAAGAAAATATAAATAACATTATGACTGCGGCAACTAAAGTAAGAGAAAGATTTAGTAATCTTTTGGATATTACAGCTCAAGGACCTGTAGGTATGAAAGCAACAGCTGGTAAAAAACTACAACAAGATTTAAGAAAACTTATGGGAGACAGAGTAAAACAATTTATCGGAACAACATATAGAATATTTCAGAATCAAGACTTTGGTTTTTATCAAAGATATAAACCTGCAGAAGAAGCTGTAGAAAAAGTAAAAGAAATATTTAAAAGATATGCAGCTAAAAATAATAATCCTATTACAGATGAAACAGCAGAACAGATGGTAAATAGTGTTTTATCACAAGCAAGACAATACAACCCTAAAACAAAACTACCTTCTTTTGAGTTTGATAATTTAACACAAGGTGCTAACGATGCTACAAACATAAAAACATTTGCACAAACATTATCAAAAGAATTACCAGATGGTTCACAGGAATTAAAAGTTATAGGTAAGGGTAGTAAAGCATTCAGAGAATTGTTTGGTGAAATAGAAGACGCAAGATATTCAATATTTGAAGGCATAAATAGATTATCTACAATAGCTAGAAAGAACCAACTGTTTGATGAAATATTAGATGTTGATCAAAAATTAAAAGATGCAGCTACCTCTGCAACAGCTCCAGGATCAAAAGGTTTTTTCTTTGCAAATCCATTAGATGCAAGAAAAGCTTTACCAAACACAGAGATTGTAAAGATAGATGATTACGTAAAAGAATATTTTACTGATGGCGTTTTAATAAATAGATTACAAGGTCAACATACATCAAAAGAAATAGCAGAAGCATTTAGTAATGCATCAAAAGTATCTGAGTGGATGAGAGGAGAAAGAGGTAACTTTGCAGCTAGAACAGCGTCAGGTGCATATAGAAATTTATTCTTAACACCAAAGGCAGTATCACAATATGCAAAAACAGTTTTATCTATACCTACACACTTTAGAAACTTCTTATCTTCTTCTGCATTTGCAATAGCAAATGGTGCACTAACTAATCCTGTTTACATGGTAAGAGGTTTTAACCAAGCAAGAAAAAGTTTGAACCTAGGATTAAGAGATCCAAAAGCTATGGAATACTACAGAGAACTATTAGAACTTGGTGTTACAAATACTAACGTAAGAATGGGTGATCTTAAAAACCTTATGCGTGATGCTAAAATATTTGAATCTGGTAACATAGCAACTGATTCTATTTTAAAACCCATGGCAAGAGCTCTAGGTAGAATTGGTGAAGGTACATTAAGAAAAGCAAGAAAAGCTGGTCAGGTGATGCAAGACGCGTATATAGCTGAAGATGACTTTTGGAAAATTACAATGTACGAAACAGAAAAACTTAGAAGAGCAGATGCATTTGCAAAAGCAGGTATAAAAAGAACACCTCAACAAATAAAAGAAGAAGCTGCTGATATTGTAAGAAACACAATACCAAACTACGCGTACGTTGGTGACTTTGTAAGAACAATGCGTGTTACACCGTTTGGTAATTTTATGTCATGGCCATCAGAAGTATTTAGAACAAGCGGTGGTATTTTTGAAACAATACTAAAAGATTTAAGAGATCCTGTAACAGGAAGTATAAATTATTTTAAAAGCACAAACCCTATGAAAAATATTGCTTTATCAAGAGCTGCAGGTGCAGCTGTTGCGTTCTCTGCTATACCATATGGTATTGTAGAAGGATCAAAAGCTATCTTCGGTGTATCTGATAAAGAGGCACTAGCAGCGAGAGACTTAGGTGTTGCACCTTGGTCTAAAAACTCACAACTTATATTTGTAAAAGATCCTAAGACTGGTGAATTATTTTATAGTGATTGGAGTCATAACAATGTGTATGACACAGTGCAAAGACCGTTTAGAACTGTACTGCAACAGATACAACAAGGTATTGAAGACGAAGAAGTATTAGCAAAAGGTTTTTATGAAGGACTTAAAAAGGCTATGGGTGAAACAGCTAATCCATTTATAGGTGAGTCTATCTTTACAGAAGCTATTGGTGATATTGTAGCTAGAGGTGGCAGAACAAAAGATGGTACAGTTTTATACACAGACGATACACCTAGAAACGAACGATACGATCGAATGTTAAAACATGTTGTTGAATCACAATTACCACAATACAAACAGTTTGTAAGAGTTATTGATTCTGCAACAGGTAAACCAGATAGAAACGGTGATGTTATAGAAATAGATAAATCTCTTGCAGGTGTATTTGGATTTAGATTAATACCTGTAAAACCAGAAGCAGCTCTTGAGTTTGCAATAAATGATTATAACGCTAGCATACGTAACTCTAGAAAAGAATTTACTGGAGGTAGAGAAGGTGTAATTAGACCAAACAAATCACCAGAAGAAGTTATTGAAAGATTCTTTGTAGCAAATAGAGCTATGTTTAACGCTACTAAAACTATGAAAAATAAAATTAACAGTGCTAAAATTTTAGGGATGTCAGAAGATGCTATAGGTAAAACATTTATAGATAGAAATAGAAAAAAAGATCTTCAATATATAGAATCAAATAAATTTAAGCCTTTCTTCCCTAGTAAGGATATACGTAAAGCATTGATAGAAGTAGAGCAAAAAACAGGACAGGATTTTTACAGTAAATCTGAGTCTACTTTAAATAGAATGTTTCAAGATTTTCAAGAACAAAACCTTAACAAAGAATGGCAGTTTAAATTAGAAGATTATTTACCAAAGGCAGAGCCACAATCTAGAGTGCCATTACCCGAGCAACCACAACCTAATCCTGCAGTCGTACAGGCACCAACTGCGATGAACACTGGCTTGACACCTGCAGAACAGACGTTATTATCGGAAGAAGAGAAGATGATTAGGCTTCGAAACAGAGGATTAGCATAATGGATTTAACACAGTTATCAGATCAAGAACTTCAAACACTAGCTAACGTTGGTAACTTTGCTGCTATGGGAGAATTAGCAAGACGAAGCAACCCTGGTAATACCCTAGGTGAGATGTCTGCTATTGAAAGAGAAAACATTAATGAAGCAATACGAAAAAATATAGAGTTAGATAGGCAAGGTAATATTATAACTTTTGATATACCAGAAGATGAAGATAGCGATCTGGATGCATATAGCGACAGTGAATTAATGGAAAGCGATACAACATCAAGTCGTGGAATATTAGATCTTATTAAAGATTACGTAATGGGTGGTGGTATCATAGGTCGAGGCATAACAAGTTTAGCAAATATGGCTGGTGATGCATTTAAAGGAAGTAGATTTTACAA